CCCGGATCGTATCGAAGACCGGCTTGCCGATCTGATAAACGTTCTCTGCAAAGACCTGCCAGGCGGCCCGCGCCACGTCTGTGAAGCTGACTTGCGCGCCGGTGGTCTCGTTGATCTCGTTGCGCATCCCCGCAATCGCGGCCGAGCCCAGCGCCACGGCGGCCGTCACCAGCGGGAAGCGACCTGCGATTTGCAGGATGCCTTGGCCCAGCGTCCGTGCCATCCCGCCCAGATCGCGGAAGAGCGCCCCGACCCCGCCATTCCCAAACCCATAAATCTGAGAAATCTGGCTGCCCTGCTGCGCCATAACCATGAAGGGATTCATCCCGCCCGCGAGCGAGACCCCTATGTCCTGAAGCTGAAACGACAGGTTCGCCATGCGGTGACTGGCGTTGCGGGTGGCAAAACTCATCCCGCCCAACGCGGTGGTCCGGCCCTTGATCGCCGCGATGCTGGCCAGCGTCGCCTGCCGTTCGCGGGCAATCGCCGCTGTCATCTCCTCGGCCGAAATCGCCCCCACACGGTGTGCCTGTCGGATCTCAGTGAGGGTCGATCGATACTCCCGCACAACCGCAAAGAGCGGGTTGTGCTTGGCGCGGAGGTCATCGAGCGCCCGGCCATAGGCGGTAACATCCGCCGCGTCGCGTGACATCCCGCCCGATACGCCGGTCGAGCGGTTCACCGTGTTCATGACCGAGCCCGACACCGCCCCCGCTTGGCGTAGGGCGCTGGCCGCCCGGGCAGCGCGATCTGCGAGGTCCTGCATCTGGCGCATGGCCTCCCCGGCCGAGACCCCGGCAGCGTTCAGACCTGCCGCCGCCCGCGGGCCCGCCGCCTCGATCAGGGTCAGCGCCCGGGCGCCTTCCTGGCCGATGCCAACCAGTTCGGCCTTCAGCGCCTGACCGCCGGTCGCGACAAGGCGCACCGAGACCCGGCGTTCAGATCGCGTCGTCATGGTTCTGGGCTCTCACTTGTGCGTTAATGCCGCAAACGGCGTAGGGTTCGATCAGGGGCAGAAGCTCGGCCGCGATCAGCCGGTTCAGGCCCAGCGCCTCGGCCATGGCCAAAGCGGCCGTCATGTCCCAGCCGACCACCCCGCCGGGGATGGCGCGAAACTGGCCGCGCAAGGCTTGGGCAAGTTCCCAGACCTGCCAGGCTTCAAAGGTGCGGGGGCGGTGCAGATCAGCGGGGCAGACAGGGCAGGGCTTTACGCATCCGGCGCAGTAGCCTTCGCCCCCGCCGAAGTGCCATTCGGCAAGGGCGCGGAGGCGTTTCCCTCATCGGCCAGGATCAGGCCCTTGGCGACATAGTCGGTCTGGAAGCGCTGGAAGAGCGGGAAGAGGTCGAGAAGCGCGGCCACGGCCTCGGGCGTCGGCGGCACGGGATAGCCTTCGGCATTGCCGACGCCCTCCCAGTCGAGGATGGCCAGTGACCCGATCGCTTTGGCCAAGGCGACGGCCACCTGATCGGCCGGGGCGTCTTCGGGGAGGCTTGCCACCTGCGCGTCGCTGCGGGCGGCGCCGATCAGGGCGGAGGTCAGGGGGGCAAGGCGCAGGCGCACCCCGCCACCGAGGTCGAGCCAGGCGGGTTCGGGGGAAAGGTTCAGGCGGATCATGGAGGGCTCCTCAATAGCTGGTGGTCGTGTTGACAAGGACGGCGGTGCACATGCGGGCGGGGGACGTGGCCCTCGCCGCCTGCCATTCGAAGGTGGCCTGCACCCCCTGCGGACCGTTGATCGGGATGCGGGGGCGCGGCAGATAGGCGGCGTGCACGGTGAAGGTGAGGGACGCGTTCGCCCCAAGGCTCCAGGCGAAGACCAGTTCGCAGGGATCACCGGCGATCGCCTGGTTCACCAAGGTCAGATCGGCGAACCGCGCTTCGATCGATCCGGTCAGGGCGGCCATTGATGGGTCGAGCCCCTCGAGAAGCCCGTCGTTGCGGATGGTCTCGATCCGGTCGAGGTTGTTGGCATAGGACACCTGCGCCGAGACGATATTGCCCAGCGCCGCCCCGTTCCGGGTGATCGACCCCTGGAAGTTGCCAAACCGCTGCAACGGCAGGGTGGCGTCCGTAAGGGTTCCGGCGGCAGTCGTGGCCGCAACCGTCTCGCCCCGGCCGATCAGGCCGACCGTTGCCGTCAAGAGCCCGGAGCGTTGCGACTGCCACTGGATGCGATCGGCGACGAGGCCGGAATACATCGCGAAGCGCGGCACATCGGGCATCTGCGTCTCGATCGCCATGCTGGGCAGGGTGAAGCCGCCCGACTGGAAGGTATGCGTTCGCGGCGTGGTGCCGGTGGTCACCGGTTGGCCGAGGATCGCCTTCAGCCAGAAGCCGACGTTCTCGGCATCCATCGGAATGACGACATCGCCATCCACATTGACTGCATCGCGGATCGGCGCCTGCGGATCGCGGCCGTAGCCGAGGAGTTCGGGCGACAAGAGCCCCTGTTCCGAGCCGAGGATCGTCGTGGCAAAAGGCATCCGGCGATAGCCGCTGGCGGGCGGCGTGCCGTAAACGGATTCGAAGGCGAACGCGACTTGCGTCCGCGCGCCGGGCTGGCGGGCCATGGGTCAGTCCTTTCGGGGGTTGGTCAGAGAAGCGGGTCAGTGGTGGCGTAAGCGAGGATCACCGGGATCACCGCCGCCTTCAGACCCTCGTTGCCGTCGATCGCCAGCAACACCGGTTCGGGTGCCTCGGGCGTGATGTAGTCGCACAGGCCGCCCAGCGTTCGGTCGGCGGCCAGCGCTGTGCCGATCGCCAGGCGCAGGACGTCAAAGGCGGCATCCCGGGCAGCGGGGGGGCCATCGACCACCACTTCGATCTCGGCCCGGTGTTCGTAGTAATAGCCCGGCGGAGAAAGCCACACCTCCGGCGGCCCCGGATCGCCATCGCGCAGGATCACCAACCCGGCGGCAGGCACCTTCTCGGGAAGGATCGCGTTGCGCAGCACCTTGGCCCCCGGCGGCATCGCGCCAGACAACAGTGTATGGAGCGACACGAGCAGGCGCTCGGCCGTGGATTGTATGGGCATGGGACGCTCGAAGGGGTGTGGCCTACGTGGCCGGGTTTCTGGTGAAGCATCTTTGTGTCCGCAGCGGCGAACTTCAGACGTGCGGGTTGGAAGCGTTTCGTTTCGGCTTTCGCGGGAGGGTCACTTCGTGTTAGTGAAAGTCTGGCAAAGTTAGAGGTACTGCCACGCCGAGGAGCCAAGAAAAGTGTCGGCCCGCATTGAGTTCAAGTTCAAACCTGAAAAGCTGGTGGAGACGCTTCTCTACTTGGCTAGGTCCGGTTTGGAACTGGACCAGTATAAGGTGGTCAAGCTGGTATACCTCGCTGATCGAGAGCATTTCATCAGATTTCGACGTCCTGTTTCGTTCGACCGGTTTGTCGCGATGGAGTACGGCCCTGTTGCCTCCAATGCTCTGCGGATAATGAAGGGTGAGGCAGTTTCTGGCGTAGATAAGGCGTCCCTTCCTTTTCGGATTCGTAAATTTGATAAGTTGTACTTTCTGGAGCATCCACTCCGGGAGATTAAGCGTGAAATCTTTTCAAAGAGCGACCTTAAGGTGCTCGATGAAATAGTTGAGCGATATGGTCGTTGTTCTTTCCGTGAACTTTACAGGCTCACCCATTCTCATTTCGCTTATGGTCGAGCTTGGCAAAACAGAACCTCTTTGGCTGAGCCCATGCTATTTGAGGACTTCATTGAGGAAAGCGCCGACAAAGAGGAACTTGTTGACGATATTGAGTTTGTTTCGCGCGCTATCTAGATGGCAAGGCTTGGAGACGTATACAAGTTTGTTTCTGCCAAAGTTGCGGTTAACGCGGCGAAACCAAAATACCATGTTGCGATTGATCTGAATTGCGGCTTTCTGCTTTTCATCAACTCTGATGATTACCCAGGAGCGATGAGAATTGATCGAACAGATTGGCCGGAGATGCCAAAGCACGAGAGCTACATCAGTTGCAATGCTGGCGTCAGGTATCGTAGGGCCGATCTTAAGGGCATCACGATAGAACCTTCTGGTCGGCTAACTGATGCCTGCATTTTGCGGCTAAGACAGCACATCGCTGAATCTGAAGTTATGCCTCAACATGATATCGACGTAGCAATTGCCGTGATTGACCAGTTCTTTGCTTGATTCCTGACTGACCGCATATCTTGCATTGCCGAGGTCCATAGCTGGGACCCTCAATTTCGCCACGCCCCCAATATCGCTCCTGGCAATCGCGCTGTCGCATCCCGCGCCAACCCATCGAGGTCCAGCTTCTTTGGCATCTTCACCTGCCGCAACAGGAGGAACACCGGCACGGTTTGCGCCCCGGTCAAAACCCCATCCCGCCGCCGACGGCCGCTCTTGGCTGCGGCCAGCCCCCGGCTGTTCAGCCGCGCATCATCGGCGACGAGCAGGCTCGGCCCGTTTCGGCGGTAGACGAAGCGCAGGCGCATGCCGGTGCGTTGTTCCCAGCGCCAGGGCGTGATGCGCTGGCGGCCGAGGCCGGTGAGGCCCGCTGCTGGCAGGGGAATGGCAAGCCAGAGGCCGTCCTTGCCGCGGATCAGCACGCCGCCGTCGAAGGCGTGCAGGATGTCAGGAGCCTTTGTCCAGACGAGGCTGGCGGCGCGAAGGGACGTGCCCGATCGCGGAAAGTCGGCCTGCCGGACAGTGTTGGCGAGACGCGAGCCCAGCCCTGATGCCCGAACTTGCCCCCGCCAGTCGTCGCGCAGGCCCCGCCCGGCGGCAAAGACCCCGCGGGTGACGGCGGCCTCGGCATCTTGCAGGATCTCGGTGGCGATCGCGGCCAGATCGCCGTCAATGCTGGCGCCGATCTTCATGCCTCCCGCGCCTCTGCTTTCCAGACATGGCGCAGGGCGTCGCGCAGGGGCTCGCCCCGAACCTCGTAGATCACGCCGCCGATTTCAAACGTGTCGCCCGGTGCAAGGGCGCCCAGCGCGGCGCATTCGACATCGATCATCACGCTGTCGATGACGAAACGGCCCTCGCCAAAGCCCGTCACCGCATCCGGCCGCCGCAGCATGACGCGGACGGCGACCGGCACGCCAGCCCCGCCCGATCGCCAAAGCGCATCCTGCGCGAGGTTCGGATCGCGGAAGAGGGCGGCCGTGGCGGTGGCGAAGGCCGACATCTCAAGTCGCGCCCCCGTTCAGACGCACGATCCCGGTGGTATCGCCCGCACCGCCCGCGACCGCCAGCGTTGCGATGCCGATCCGGGTGTTACCGGTCAGCACGTTGGTCGTCCGGCTGTTCGCCGCATCCCAGTAGATCGTCTGGCCGACCGTCCAGGCCTGCGAGGGCGCCTTCGGCAGCGAGAACACGCCCACCAGCCGGATGACGGCGGTTTCGCCGATCGCCGCGGCCCCTTCGGCCACGCCGAAGATGCTGCCGACCAGCACGCCCTGGCCGGAGGCGATCACGGCCGCCGCAGTGATGTTGATGGTTTCGCCATTGGCGATGAAGTTTTTCATCGAGTTTCTCCTTCAGAGTGGGGCGTCAGACGCCCGCGTTGCGGAAGAGGCCGCGCCAGTCGATGGCTTTGGCGGCGAAGTCGTGGCGGGCCTTGATCTCGATGCCGTCGACCTCGAAGCCGGAACGGGTCTCGGTGTAGACGCCCTGCTGGCCCTCGAGATAGGCGAACTCGATCGTGTCGATCCGCGAGGGATCGGCCGCGAGGAACCAAGGGTCGGGCCCGGCAGCTGGGATCAGCCGGGCTTCCTCGATCGGTTCCAGGCGGTTGGCGAAGGCGTTCACCCCGGCCACCGCGTTGGGGGTGGTGGCGGTGACGTTCTTGCGCGCCTCCACCGACCGCACGCCGGGCGGGGTGATGATGTAGCGCGGCAGAACGCTGATCTGCCACCCCTCAAGGCCCCGCTGGTTGCCAAAGAGGCGATAGGCCTCGGCGAGGGTGGTTTCCGAAATCGCGCCCGCCGTGCCGAGGTTGGCGTGGGACGCATGGAAGAGCGGGTTGCCGTCGGCCATGTTGGGGTTGGTCGAGAAGATCGAATAGACGAGATCGCTTTCGAGATCGGCCGCCGCTGCGCCGAAGGCCGAAGGGATGCGGGTGAAGGCGTCGAGATCGTCATTGATCAGGGTCTGGCGGGTGATGCCGACGATCCGGCCATAGGTCACCAGCGCATAGACCTCGCGGCTTTCGCCGATCGTGCCATAGGTGAACTCGCCCGATTCCGGCACGCGCAGGAGGTCCGGTGCGCCGCCCAGCTGGTTGCGGGCCACCGGCTTGAAGTCGGTGATGACGGCCTGTCGCGCCCAGGCGGTAAAGGTTCGAGGCGTGGTGTCATAGGCGGCGCGCAGGGTCTTGTTGGCGACATTGGCCAGGATCAGGGCGAAGTCGCTGGTCGAATGCAGGCCTGAGCGGCCGATCAGAGCTTCTGTCGCGAGTTCCATCTTCGACAGGCCGCGGGTGGCAATGCCGCGCCGATCGAGGGCGTGGCGAGCCAGTTCGAGGAGGGTCAGGCCGCGGAACTCACGGGCCCGGTCGGTCAGTGGCGCCCGGCCGGGGTTGTGGCGGCGCAGGAGGGCCTCCGACATGGCATCGCGATAGGCGGCATCGGCTGTGCCGGTGCCGCGGGCGGTGGCGGCGACGGGCTCCGATCCCCGGGCGGCGGGCGCATCGGCCTCGGCCAGCTTGTCGAGGATCGCCGCCCGGGCAGCATCAAGCGAGAGGCCGCGGCGGATCAGATCGGCGGCAAAGCCCGCGCCCAGCGCATGGCGTTCGCAGAGGGCCAACATTTCGGCTGCGGCACGGTTTGCCTCGGTGCGGATTGCGTCGGGCGAGGGATCGGCGCCGGGCGGCGTGATGGGCGCGGCGCGGGTTTCCACCGGCGCTTCGGTTTCAGGCGTTTGGGCTTCGGGCATGGTGGTCCTCGTCTGGTTCGGAGAAAGGGCGGGCGCATCGGCCCGGGTGAAGAGGCAGGGGGTCAGAGTTTCGGAGCGGGTGGTGCTGGTTGCTGCATCGGCACCGCGGATACGCGTCCCCGGATCGGCGGGCATGGCGACGGCGGAGATTTCCATCGGCTCCCAGTCGACGGCCCGCCACAACTCGCGCTGGCCTTGGGCTTTGGTGATGTCGTAGCGGTGAACCCGGTAGCCGACCGATACGGCTGAGACCGTGCCATCCATGATCCGCTGCACGATTGGCACGGCATCTGGCGCCGAGGTCAGCCGGACCCGCGCAAAGCCCTGCCCGCCCTCGATACGGGCCGAGCCGGGCAAGACGGCGCCCACCACGGATTCGAGGCCCCAGGATCGGTGCGAGTCCAGGAACGGCGCGCCTGCGTTCAGGCGGTCCATTCGCACGGCGCCGGGCGTGACGACCAGTTCCTCGTCATATTCGACGACATCATCCCAGCCCTCATAGCGCCGCCGCTGGACGGTGGCGCCGGTGGTCCAGATCACATCGATCGTCATGTCGTCGCCCTCGCCGCGGACAAGCCGCAGCGAGGCCTCCCGCGTGATCAGCGGGAGGTTTCGGGTTTCCGGGGGCATAGAAGAGGCTCCGTTCTGAGGAGATTTCAGTTCGCGCTTGTGTGTCTCAGCGATTTATGAAAATATGGAATTATGAAGGATAGGAGATTAAGATGCCCACGATCGAAATCACCGACCACGACTTTGCCCGCCTGCAGAAGGTGGCCGTGCCGTTCATCGACACGCCCGCAACGGCCTTTACGAAGGTGATGGACGCTTTCGAGCGCGCCAGCATCCCGACCTCGGCGCCTGCGTTGGCTCCAATCGCTTCGGCCAACCTGCCGATCTACCACCACGACAATCTCCCGCCGCTGACCCATACGAAGTTGCTTGAGGCTACTTTTGATGGAAAGCAGCCCGAGAAGGTCGCGTGGGACGCGCTTGTGCGTCTGGCTTTGATCGAGACCAAAGAGCAGGCGGGTTCGATCCAAGGGATGCGCAAGATCGCGGCGGCAAACATCGTCGAGGGCCGCAAGGACGACGAAGGTTACAAGTTCCTCACTGAGCACGGCTTTTCCTATCAGGGCGTTTCGGCAGAGGACGCGGTCAAGATCGTCTTTCGCTGCGCCAAGGGGCTGAAGGTCAACTTCTCGGCCGAGTTTGAATGGCGGTCCAAAGACGATGCCTACCGCCCCGGCGAACGGGCGCGCCTCGAGTACCGCGCCAGCTGACCAGTTGATCATTGTTCCTCCGTGGACGGGGCGCGATCCGTCGCGTCCACGGCTTGCGCCAGACCCGCGCGGCTGACGCGGCGGGGGTCGGCATCGAAGATCAGGCCCAGCTGATCGAAGAGGGCAGCATACTTCTGCCATTCCTCGACGACCTCGCGCGGGTCGTAGCCGCGCCGGGCGATCTGCTGGGCGGGGGGGGAGAACCCGGCGCGGACCTCCATCAGATCGGCGGTGACGTCCTGAAGGGGATTGACGCTTTCAAACCGGGGTGGGGCCCATTCGACGGCGATCTCGGGCTGGGGCAGTGCACCGGCCGTCCAGGCGGCCTCCATCACCCAATCCCAGATGCGCTGGCAGAACATCGGGATCACCACCTGCCATTGCACGACCTCGACCATCCGGCGGAATTCGTGCAGGCCCACGCGCGAGGAGGCGAAGTTCACCTGACTGAGATCGCCGGTCATCAGTTCATAGGGCACGCGGAAACCGGCCGAGATGATGTGCTGCTGCACCCGGTTCCATTCGTAGATGCCCGACGTCGAGGCGGGCGTGTTGAACTTGATGTCCTTGCCGTTGCGGACATA